GTGGTGCTATTGCTGAACGTGCTACTGAAGGCAACTTTGAACGGGTCTGTACCTATGCAGAGCGTATGCCTGCTGACTTCTCGGTGCTTACTGTGTCGTATGCCTCACGTAAGAAACCCGAACTGTCCAACACGCAAGCGTTTACCAAGTGGGCAATGAAGCACCAAGACGTATTGTTCTAACCAACCGAGGGGCGTATGCCCCTCACCAACAGAAGGAGTACCTACTATGAATCTGAATGACAGAGCCTTACTTGTACAGTTATCCGTATCCCAATGGACTGCTCGCAAGTACGATAAGAAAGCAACACAAGATGTTGCCAATACCTACGGCACATCTACCCAAGCAGGTAGATACAACAAGGCATTACTGCCTGCCAATGACTTGCTTGACCATGTGCATAAGAAAACTACCCATATCCGCACTAAGTTCTATGACAATACTTTACCTTGGGGTATGGAGGGTACGCAGATGCTACCCTCTGCCAACTACCTAGCCTTCATGACTGACTTCCGTAAGGAGAAGAATGAATGGCAGTACCTTGTTGACCAGTTCATACAGAACTATGACCAGTTGCGACTGGATGCCAAGCGTTTACTCAACGGACTGTATAACGATGCTGACTATCCTGATGAGGTGGAGATAGCACGTAAGTTCAGAATGGACATGGCGATATTCCCTGTACCAAGTAGCGACTTCCGTGTGAGTATCGCTTCAGAGGAACTGACTCGCATCCAAGAAGATGTTGAGCGTAGAGTAGCAGAAGCACAGAACGTAGCTATGAAAGAGGTATGGGACAGACTGTACGAACGTGTCAAGCATATGGCTGAGAAGTTAGCAGACCCCAAAGCTATCTTCCGTGACACCTTAGTAGAGAACACCAAAGAGATGTGTGCCCTACTGCCAAGACTTAACTTCATGGATGACCCTAATCTTGAAGCCTTAAGACTAGAGGTAGAAGGTGCATTACTCAAACATCCTGAAGCACTACGTAATGACCCCGACCTACGCCGTGACACGGCAGTAGAAGCTAAGCAAATCATGGACAAGATGTCCGTATTCATGAAAGGAATCTAAGATGACTTCAGTCGTACCTAACCACAAAGACCGAGAGCCTCTGACAAGTGCAGAGGAAGTAGCCCTTGATAGGCTACTTGCTAAGGCACGTACCGCATTGGTACTTGAGCATCCATTCATTGGCAATGTGGCACTCAACATGCCCTTTGTTAAAGACTATACATGCAAGACTGCATGGACTAACGGCAAGCGTATTGGCTACAACCCTCACTTCATCAAAGAGATGAACGATGAAGAACGTAAGTTCATCGTAGCCCATGAGTGCTTACACCCCATGCTTGACCATAACTTCAGACGAGGCGAACGTCAGCATAAGCGTTGGAACAAGGCAGGTGACTACGTTATTAACCAACTACTGACCGATGAGAACATTGGCAAGATGCCATCCTTCGGACTACTTAACCCTCAGCTATACCAAGCAGGCAACCAAACAACCGATGGTATCTACAACTTGTTGCCCGATGAACCCGATGACGGCACAGGTGGTGATGGTACTGAAGCTATGGATGACTGCCAAGATGGTGGCAATACCCCTGCTGAACAAGCCCAACAACAGGCTGAATGGAAAGTACGTGTAGCACAAGCGGCACAAGCCGCAAAGATGATGGGCAAGATGAGTGCAGGACTAGAGCGACTGGTCAATGATGTACTTGCACCTAAGGTTGACTGGCGTGATGTGCTTCATAAGTTCGTAGAGAAATGCAAGAGTGACCAACGCTCATTCGCTAGACCTAATCGTAGGTTCTTATCCCAAGGGCTATACCTACCAAGTACAAGTGGTGAATCCCTCGGTGAGATAGCCATTGCAGTTGACTGCTCAGGGTCTATTGATGAGGACATTCTTGCCCAGTTTGCAGGTGAGATTAACGCTATCAAGGAAGATGGCAACCCATCATGTATCCATGTGGTGTACTTCGATAGCGAGGTATCACACTACGAGAAGTATGAGCGTGATGATAGCCTGAACATCAAGGCACACGGCGGTGGAGGTACTGCCTTTAGCCCTGTGTTTAAATACTTTGCTGACAATGACATCAACCCCATAGCCTGTGTATTCCTAACCGACTTATGTTGTGATGACTTCGGTGATATGCCTAGCTATCCTGTACTGTGGGTATCTACCGATGCAGGTGAAGCACCATTCGGTGAAGTGGTATTGATGTCATGAACATATCCGAAAGCCTGATTGATAAGTACCGACACATCAACGTAGAACATGTTAAGTGGTGGGATTCAGAGTACGACTGCTTTAAGCAAGACATGGCAGAAGTTGGCATAGAGGTAGATAACATCTACTTCTCAGGCTTTTGGTCACAAGGTGATGGTGCTTGCTTTGAAGGGAAGATAGATAACTTACAGTTGTTTATCGACAAGCACTTCAAGCCTAACCAGTACATAGCGATACGCAAGTTGATGGAACATGGCGGTAGTGTGTACTTGAAGGTTACGCATAGGGGTCACTACTACCACGAGAACTCTACTTGTTTTAGCGTGGACTGTGACAACTTTGCAGATACCCTTGACCAACCAACAGAAACGCACGAGCAAGTTGCTACGGCATTAGACATGGCATTGACCCAAGACATGATTGATTTTGAAGCAGAGAGCATAGCTATTTTTAAAGGTTACATGCAGAAGTTGTATCGTGACCTTGAGCGTGACTACGACCACTTAACTAGCGATAAAGCAGTTAAAGAAACTATTGAAGCTAATAACTTACAGGAGATAAATGATGGTGATAGTTAGCCCGTTTTATAAACAACTAAAGCAGGAGATACGTATGAACGTAGCAGACCAAGCGATACAAACAATCAACAACTTATCGTATCTTGTCAAGGAGTTATACCCTGATGACCCTGCGACCCAAGAGATGCTTAACATTGACGAGGTGTTAGAGCAAGCACAGATAACAATATATAACCTAACCAAGAAGGGAGAATGACATGGCAACAGTAAGATTTAGTAAAGAACTACAAGAAACTATTGTTAAAAATGCAATGAGAATTTTTGATAAGCAGGTAGATGAAGCAGTACAATCTTATCCTAAAGACTGGGCAGACAGGGTATACAACCGCATGTTCGCATCGTATATTCCTTCAATGAACGCATTACCTTCTTGCTTTTTTAACGAGGTAGAAAAAATAACTATCGCTAAAGTTGGTGACGTTGACTTAAACATAGCATGCCCCCTAACTAACAAGCGACCTTATCCGTATAGCATACCTAAGACTGATGACTTTCCAGTAAAGAACACAGGCTACTATTCCAATACGGAACTCACACTTAAAGATATTACTTTGTTTGAGGACATCAAAGCAGAAGCTATTGCATACAAGGAAAGAGTACGCTTAGTGACTGAACGCAGAACTCTTTTTGTGGAACAAGTCAAGAAGATTATCAATGCACATGCAACCTTAGCCCCTGCCCTCAAGATGTGGCAACCCTTATGGGACTTGATTCCTGAGGAGTATAAGGAACGCCATCGCAAGATAGTTGAACGTACCAAGACCGACACGCAAGTGGATGTGGACTTGGGTTCTTTAACCGCAACAGTAGTAGCACACAAACTAACAAGATAAGGAATAGATATGCGTACAGATAAACTTTCGTATGGAGAAGTTGCTGAGTGGTTTACAAGGGCACGTAACCCTGATGCAGGTAGACCCGTGCAGTCATGGGCACGTATGTATAAGGTAGGTGATACCTATGAACTACGATTCGATACAGCAGTAGTCGGTGTATTCACACCTGACAACAAGTTTACGTTTAAGTTAACTTCACAAGAAGCAAGACGTTGTAGCATCACTCTGAGCCAAGCACTCCAACGTGCTATTCCATTCCTATGGACACGTAAAGCTACTGGTAGATACACAGTAACATCTACTACTGGGTATAGAAAGTATTGTAAAGACCATCCCGATGGTTATACATGGGACTACTTTAAAACTGCGCCTGCTTACGATGTGTTTGATGGCTTACAGTTTGACCTCAATACTTATGAACCTACTAATGCAAAGCCACCTCTCAACAGTACTGATGTGATAAAAGAAAACAAACTAATGTGGTTACGTGCATTGCGTAAATTCAAAATGGCGATTAAAGTACGAGCACGGATGGGTGTACTTGAATCACTCATTAAAAAAGTAGAAGCAGAACGTGTAGGTATCAATCGTCACCAATGGGAGATGCCTGACTGGGGTTCTGATACATGGCAAGAAGTTCTATACACATCCCTCAGAGATGGTGAGTGTTCGATAGACTTACTAAAAGGATTTATAAAATCTGTTAGTACAGGATATTATTCTTCAACAGTATCAGTAGAAGAAGTCATTGAGGAAGTAGACAAAGTATGTACTACTTACAGTATAGATTTACGTAGAAAGTTTGGAGTGTTTAATGAAATGCCCACAGTGCAAAACCCGAATGAAGTGCCTAGACACACGATGGAACGCAGTCACAGTACAGACCCGCAGGCGATGGTCATGTAAGTGTGGTGTTAGGGGTGCTACTCTTGAAGGATGGGAGAGTGCCCCTCTGCGCAAAGCACCAAAGAAAGCTAAGAAGATAAACGTAGAGAAAGCAACCGATACGCTTATGTCTGCTTTCTATGGTGTGCCTAAGAAAGCCAAGCCAAAGACAGAGAAACAAGTTGTAGTTAAACATACCCCAACGAAGTCTATGTTTGAAGATGCAGATGAGGATAACCAGTACTCAAACTATGAGGACTTGGGTATTGACATACCGAAAGGTGACGACTGGTAAAGGAGAACGTATGTATCAAGGAGATAGTGTATGGCAACTGTTTGCTATTTGGTATTTGCTATTTGCAGTAATCGTAGGCAGTCTTATCTTAATTAACTAGGAGTCGATATGGACATTCAAAAGCGTGATGGTACGTATGCAAACTTTATTGGGGGTGTAGCGTACGAAGATGATGGTGGATGGAGTAAGGATGTATGGGATGCCTCATGGGCTGAACAACAGAAGGACATTGACCTATTACGTGCACGGGTCAAGGTGTTAGAGGAAGAATGTGCATGGCTTAACTCAGTAGGAAAAGACAAATGAAAAAATCTAAATCAACGAAGGTCGCAGAGTATCTCTTGGCAAACCCAAGTGCCGTACCCAAAGAAGTTGCCACGAAGTTCAAGTGTGCGCTACCCCTTATCTATGCGGTACGCAAGCGTGTGCTTAGTGGTTCTATGCTAGACAAGGCACACCCCGTAGCAAGTGGCAAAGCCGACCAACAACAAGTTGGTGGAAGTCACTACAAAAATATGAACGTACAACCTTGGGTAGCAATGGAAGCATGGATGACACCTGAGCAGTTCGCAGGATTCCTACGTGGTAACGCTATCAAATATCTTGCACGTTGTGATGTTAAAGGTGGCATTGCCGACATCAAGAAAGCACGGCACTACATCGACAAACTTGTTGAGGTAAGAGGTGATGAGTGACTTCCTTCTGATGTTCGCTCTTGTAATGGCTGATGCACTATGGTTTGGGATTAAGTTCGCAGTCATAGTCATCGGTTCTTTTGTTTTAGTTTTTGCCATGTTTGTGTACGCACTCATATGGCTAGAAAGAAGAAAATAATTATGGACATTGTGACCATTGACTTTGAAACCTACTACGACAAGGACTTCTCCTTGTCAAAGATGACCACCGAACAATATGTTCGTAGCGATTTGTTTGAGGTCATCGGGGTAGGCATCAAGGTTAACAACTACCCTACCGACTGGTACTCAGGCAGTGACCCTGCCAAGTTCTTGAAGTCGTTGGACTATAAAGACAAAGCAATCCTTTGTCACAACACCGCCTTTGATGGGGCAATCTTATCGTGGCACTATGGAATCAAGCCGAAGTTGTGGCTTGATACTTTATCTATGGCAAGACCAACCCATCAGATGACTGTGGGGGGTTCGCTCAAAGCCTTGGCTACTTACTATAAGTTGGGGGCTAAAGGTGATGACGTTCTCAATGCGCTAGGGAAAAGGAAATCTGACTTCACCCCCGCAGAACTTGCCCAGTACGGGGAGTACTGCAAGAACGATGTGGAGTTAACTTACCAGTTGTTCAAGAAATTGTGCAAAGGATTTCCTACCAGTGAGTTGATGGTCATTGACCAAACGCTACGCATGTACACCGAGCCTACGATTGAACTTGACAAAGAACTTTTACAACAACATCTTGAGGAAGTCAAAGCAAAGAAGCGTGACCTTATCACCGACATGGGACTCACTGGTATTAGTGACGAAGCAATCACCAAGACGTTGATGAGTAATCAAATCTTTGCGAAGTACCTAACTAACTTGGGGATTGACCCCCCAACTAAAACAAGTCTGCGCACAGGCAAGGAAACATTTGCGTTCGGAAAGACCGACAAGGAGTTCATCGAACTTCTCGAGCATCCTAATGAGAAGGTTCAGGTCGCGGTCGCTGCGAGGCTCGGCGTGAAGTCCACACTAGAAGAAACTCGCACCGAGAATTTGATTGGGGTGTCCGAGCGAGGTCGCCTGCCAATCATGCTCAACTATTATGGTGCGCACACAGGCAGGTTCTCAGGGGGTGACAAGCTGAACTTACAAAACTTGCCTGCTCGTGGGAACAACACAATCCGCCGTGCATTGAAAGCACCTAACGGACAAGTTCTTGTGGCATGTGATTCATCACAGATTGAAGCTCGCATGGTAGCTTGGGTAGCAGAGCAACACGATTTAGTTAGTGCGTTCGCACAAGGTCGTGATGTATATAGTGAGTTCGCATCGGAAGTTTATGGGCGAGCCATAACCAAGGCTGACAAGATAGAACGCTTTGTTGGTAAGACTTGTATCTTGGGACTTGGCTACGGCATGGGGGCTGAGAAGTTCAGACGCACCCTAGAGATTGGACAAGGTGATATTAGTGTGAAGATTAGCCTAGACCAAGCCGACAGGATTGTGCGTTTGTATCGGCAAAAGAATCACAAGATTGTTTCCTTGTGGCAGAAGTGTGGAAGCGCACTGGGTGGTATCGTAGCAAGACAGACAGGTTCTATTGCCAAGATGTTGGAGTATGACGAGCAGGGCATAAGGCTGCCTAACGGATTGTATATACGCTACCCCGCACTCCGCATCAACGGAACGAACTACGAGTACATCGGTGACGCACGAACATATCGTAAGGCAATCAAAGACAGAGTGATGACTGGGCAGACAGACGACATCTCATGGACAAAAATCTATGGGGGTAAGGTCACAGAGAACCTCATTCAAGCGATGGCTAGGATTGTTGTATCAGAACAGATGACTGCCATTGGGCAACACTACCACGTGGCTTTCCAAGTACATGATGAGATTATCATCACGGCCCCGGAGGACAGGGCGTCAGAGGCAGAGCAACATCTTGTCACGATTATGTCCACTGCACCTAGCTGGTGTACCGATTTACCTGTGGCTTGCGAAGCAGGCTACGCAACTAACTATGGAGATACATAATGAGCATCACAAACTTGACTGAAATAGTAGGAAATACCCGTAAGCAGGAAGTTGTTGCCATGTTGGAGTCGGCAATGGCACGTGTCGAGGAGGGGGGTGCGACTGATGTTCTTATCATGCTTAAGGCAGACGACAAATACATGCGCTACTCCACCAAGATAGACAACGTAACCGAAGTAATTGCCCAGTTGGAAATATTAAAGTACGACATCTTGCGCCGTATGCATGAGTGATGTACACTGTACTTTCCATCAAACAGAGAACCCCAAGGACACCCCGAGGGGCTACAATTTATGCACTTAAGCCACTCCTATTCGGCAATCAAGCTATACGAGAACTGTCCGTATCGCTACTTTCGGCAACGCATTGTCAAAGATGTTGTTGACGCAGGTGGTGATGCCAGTAAGTATGGCGAAAGAATCCATGAATACCTTGAGCATAGGCTTAAGTCCTCTGCCCTACTGCCCCAAGAGATTGCGCACTACGAACCCCTGTGCGCATCGGTCGAGCGCATCTCTAAGGGGGGTGAACTACACATCGAGAAAGAACTTGTACTCAACGAAAACCTTACCCCAACAGGTTGGTACGATGCTGACGCATGGCTACGTTCTAAACTTGACATCCTTGTAATCAATAAAGACATTGCGAATGTAATGGATTGGAAAACTGGTAAACGAAACGCTGACCAATTCCAAATGCAACTGTTCGCCGCCCAAGTGTTTAAGCATTTCCCTGACGTGCAATCGGTACGCACTTCCCTAGTGTGGCTCAAGACAATGGAGATGGACACAGAGACCTACCACAGGGGGGAAACCAACACGCTATGGGCAGACATTATGAAGCGTATCCAACGGATTCATACAAGTTTTGAGCACGACAACTGGCCTGCTAGACCATCAGGATTGTGCAGGTTTTGCCCTGCCCGACATGACTGTGATAGTGCTAGGGTTTAACCTAATAAAATAAAACTTGACAAGTGTGTAAAGGGGCGTAAGATGAGTGCTATGACACCCGAAGGTAAGGTAAAACGTAAGGTTGTCGAGGTGTTAAAGGCAAAAGGTATTTGGTATTTCTTCCCTGCAAACAATGGGTTTGGGATGGCAGGAATACCCGACATCATAGCCATAGTCAGGGGGCAGTTCCTTGGCATTGAGGTGAAAGCAGATAGGACAAAGAAGCCTACTGCGTTGCAGATGCAGTGTGGTGCAAAGATACAGAAGGCAGGTGGTTGGTGGATGGTCGTGTTTGACCAAGAAACTATTGACCAACTGAGTGTAGTTATACAAGAGAAACTTGACAGGTGACAACATGCTAGTAGTTGAAAGGGCTAAGACCCTTGCCCTTAAATTAAACAATCCCAATCGGGTACTCGACAGTATCCCGACTGCAAAGACTGTAATGGTACGGGGGATACCGCTTGTCCTTACCCCGCATAGCCTTGATGAAGTACGTGTACTGCGCAACTTGGGTATTGATGCGCCCTCTCCTATCTTGCATTATTACAACTGGCCCGGACAGCATATCCCGTATAGCCATCAGAAAGATACTGCTGCGTTCTTGACGCTCAATCAACGCGGGTTGGTGTTGAATGAAATCGGTACTGGTAAAACGCAGTCTGCTCTATGGGCGGCTGACTATTTGATTAAAACCAAGCAGGTTAAAAAGGTTCTCATCATGTCCCCGCTATCCACATTGGAACGGGTATGGGGTGACGCAATCTTTACAGGATTCCCACATCGTAAGTTCACTGTCCTTCATGGTACGGCAGACAAACGCAAACAACTTCTCAAGAAAGAGGTTGACTTCTACATCATTAACCATGATGGCTTTAACATTATTTCAAACGAAGCCATTGGTCTATTTGATTTGGTAATCATTGATGAGGCGGCGGTGCTACGCAATCCATCAACACAAAGGTTCAAGGTATTCCGCAAATGGTTGGAAGCTAATTCAGCAACACGTTTGTGGTTGATGACTGGGACACCTACACCCAACGACCCAACAGATGCATGGGCACTGGCTAAATTAGTTAACAGTCCATACTGTACAAAAACATATACTGCTTTCCGTGAACAGGTCATGATGAAGATTGGGCAATGGAAGTTTGTACCTCGCCCCGAATCAGTAGATATAGTTAAGCACATCCTACAACCTGCGGTAAGGTATACCCGTGATGAGTGTTTCGATTTGCCTGATACAGTTGTGCAGACAAGACAGGTGGAGTTAACACCCGAACAGAAGAAACATTATTCGCAAATGCTACGGCATTTCGTAACTGAGATGACTACCGATGGAACTATTACGGCAGTTAATGAAGCAGTCAAGATTCAGAAGTTAGTTCAGATAGCCTGTGGTGTAGCCTATGGTGACGATGGACAGAACATTGAGTTGGACTGTACCCCACGTGTTAATTTAGTAAAGGAGGTAATTGAAGAAGCAGGAGAGAAGGTAATTGTATTCGTACCACTGACGGGTACTTTGCATATGTTGGAGAAAGAACTTAGCAAGCATTGGACAGTAGCAGTTGTGAATGGTGAAGTATCTGCATCAAAGCGCAACCAAATTTTCCATGACTTTCAACATGCTAAAAATCCACATGTGCTAGTTGCTCACCCCGCAACAATGGCGCACGGCTTAACGCTAACAAGTGCATCTACCATTGTCTGGTATGGCCCGATAACTAGCAACGAACAATATGTTCAGGCAAACGGGCGCATTGAGCGTATCGGCAAGAAGCATGTATCGAACGTCATCCACATCGAGGCGACAGACCTTGAGTACAAGATGTATGAGCGATTGAAGAACAAGCAGAAGTTGCAAGGACTGCTTCTTGATTTAATTCAACAACAGACTAATAGGTGACAACTATGACTGTAAATGTAGATGATGTAGTGGCGACCTACATGAAACTTAGGTTGCAGAAAGAATCTATGGAGGCTGAAGTAAAAGACCGAGTGTCGGTTATCAAAGCCAAGATGGAGAAGATAGAAGCGTGGATTAAAGAACAAGCTGACTTGCAAGGTGTGACATCGTTCAAGACTAAGCACGGCACTGCGTTCTTAACCACAACAGACTATGCCAATGTAGGCGATTGGGATGCAGTGCTTGATTTCATTCGCACACAAGAAGCATATGACATGCTTGAAAAACGTGTCAGCAAGATAGCAGTACGTGGCTATATAGATGCAAACAAGGTCGTTCCCCCCGGTGTCAACTACGGCACAAAGTTGGAAGTGAACATTCGTAAACCCGCTAACCGAGTGGAGGATTAACATGGGATGGATACGTAGATGGATTATGCAAGCCGCTTACGATGGGGCACACCAAGCCATAGCAGAACATGTTACGGCAGATAAAGTAAAGCGTAAGCTGAATATCAGTAACGAGAATCAACTAGAGATGTTTGCCGCTGAGAAAGCACGAGCAGTGGCAATACAAAACAATAGCTTAACCAGTGGTTTTGCTAAAGCTAAACGTGCGACCAATCGTATTTAACCCGCTCACTAAAGGAGAATATCTATGAGCAATGCAATTACTCTTGCCAACGTGCAAGTTCCTTCCCACCTCGCTCAACGTGTTGGTGTTCCTTCTATCCTAGCCCAGTCATTGGCAGGCGGTATCGGTAGTGGCGAAGCTACTGCACGTATCTCTATTAAGGGTAGCCGTTTCCGTATTGTTGAGGGCGGTACTGAGACTGTCCTTGACTCTACGTCATTGGATATTGTTGTAGTCGGTGCGAACCCACGCCTATCTAAGACTTGGTATGCCAAGGCGTGGACACCTGAGAGCGAGCCTGCTTCTCCTGACTGCTTCTCTATGGATGGTGTATCACCTGATGCATCCAGTGCTGAGCCACAGAATGACCTGTGTGCCTCTTGCCCACAGAACGCATGGGGTAGCAAAATTACTCCGCAGGGTAAACAAATCAAAGCCTGCTCTGACCAAAAGCGTTTGGCAGTTGTATCGGCTGATGACCCAACTGGGCCTGTATACTTGTTGTCCGTTACCCCTGCCGCTTTACAAGGCTTAAGCAAATACCAAAAGGAGTTGTCGCTCCGTGGTATCCCTGCTGAGATTGTCCGTACTCGTGTGTCCTTTGATACCGATGCGTCATTCCCTAAACTGAAGTTTGACTTTGGCGGTTTCTTGGATGAAGTGACCCAACAGGAAGTTGATAGACTGTTTGGCACAGAAGAAGTTCGTCAGATTACTGGTGAGTTGCGTACATCTGCGGCCCCGGCAGTACCTAAGATTGCCGCACCACAACAAGTTGCACCGAAGCCCGCTCCCGTAGTGGCTCAACCTGAACCTGCTCCTATCCCCGTGGCAGAACAACCTGCTACTGCGAAGCGTGGTTTTGGTGCACCCAAGAAGGCGGCTACTGCACCGCAGGCTAAGGCACAACCTGCCGTTGCCTCTGCACCATCTGCCGCATCATTGGCTGATGAGATTGCCGCACTCGTTGGGGAGGTAGCCGCAGATGACGCCTAATATGCCTATTGACTTTACAAAGGTCGAGGCATTGCGGAAGCACATGATGCTGACAACCAGTGACATGGCTTCCCTATTCGGTGTCAGTCGTATGACGTATTATGGTTGGGTGCGGGGGAAAGTTATCCGCAAAGCTAACGATGGTACTGTCAGGACTGTCCTCAAACAATTGCTTTCTATCATGGTGGATGACAAATGGCCTACGCCTGCCGTCATTGCTATGGAACAGAAGCAGAGGAAAGAACGCCTTGACGAACTTATGAAGCGTTTTAACTGAGGGACAGGGGGGCTAACTACCCCCCACTAACGGGGATATTATGGACACGCTGAGTTTTTTTCAGCGAGTACTACCAACTGAAGGATTGTATTGCATAGCTAGTTTTGAGCAGGACAACCCTGCACCAAGACATGGTTACTTTGATTCGGTAGAAAAACTCGCACAAGTTGCACTCGCCCTAAATAGCAGGGGGCAAAACACGTACTACGCCATCTCTACATTCACAGAGAAGCGTAGGAAGCAGGAGTTCGTTGAGCGTACAAAGGTACTTGCGATAGACGTTGACTGCGGTATTGGTAAGAACGGAAAGCCAAAGCCGTTCATTGATGCAAGCGAAGGGGCCAAGGCTTTGATTGCTTTCGTCAAAGATGTTGGGCTACCTATGCCGATGATTGTGTCGTCAGGTAATGGACTACATGTTTACTGGATTCTTGATACGGCGGTAGCGCCTGCGCAGTGGAAGCCATTGGCTAACGCATTGAAAGCGGCTTGCTTAGAGAAAGGGTTCACACCTGATATTGGTGTGACAGGGGATAGTGCACGTATTCTTAGACCGATTGGATGCATAAACCCCAAAGGCAATAAGACTGCGGTGTTGTTGCGTGATGCACCTGATGTAACCTAC